GTTCATAAGCATCTTGTTGATGAGGTAGAAAAGTTTAGCAGTAATAAAAACATTACTCCCGAGCAGTTCAATGCCCTTCTCAATCTGGTTGTATTGAGTCTATACACGGAGATTCAGCCACGCCGTAACCAAGACTATCTGGATATGATGGTAGTCAAAGCAACCAAGGCAACTGGCGATTTACCCAAGGATTCTAATTACCTTATGGTTGAGAAGAATACACCCAAGGCATTTGTATTCAATAAGTATAAGACGGCTAAGAAATACGGTCAGCAGACAATGGAGCTCACGCCGGGGCTGGTGTCAGTGCTGTCAGTATATCTTAAATTTCACCCTCTTGCTCGGGGCAATAAGTCCAGAGCAACAATGTATAAATTTCTGGTGTTAGCTGACGGAACGCCCTTAACGGCGACAAACGCTATTACACGCATTCTCAATCGTATATTCGGCAAGAAGATTGGTAGTTCAATGTTACGCCATATCTTTCTTTCCAGTAAATACGATATCAATGAGATGGAGAAGGATGCCAACGCAATGGGGCATTCCGTAGAGGAACAACAGAAGTATTTGAGAGGAAGTGGCGGAATGGAAGCAGAATGCTAATTGCCAGTAAAGGGATTCATATCCTTAGAGCCACAAATATAGAACCATAGACGACCAACCTTCCTCTGTATCTTCCAGAGAAAATCCCTATGGACTAACGCATAGGCATTCTTAGTCTCACCGGACGCAGAATTGTGAGCTACTTTTAGTTCCTCACACTTCGTCGCCCAAATCAGCACCTCACGCATTAGCTCCTTCATCTTGTCAATATCTAAGTCATTGACATCACCAATACCATCCAGCCCATTCAGATTAAAGTTATAATCGGAATCAACACCCTCAACCTCGCAAAAATCAACATTCTCAGTCTTGACTGGGGCTATGGAATCGCTCATTTATAAATCTACCGGAGATTAAAAAATGGGAGATTTTTACGCATCAATTGAAGATAACTACCGTTGGTTCATATACTATTCTAAAGCGTGGCTCTTCTGGCTTTTCCTTACGCTTTCGTGGCTTCTTCTCCTTTACTGGCTTCTCCTTTGTAATCTTGGGTAAGGGTGGCGATTGTTCCATCTATAGAAGCCGGGACAAAGATATTCTGACAATTATCCGCATCTAATGCTTTTTGAATTCTAATCTCCAATGCCGTCTTCTGCTTTGGCATTGCCTCCAGTGTTCTAATGTCTGATGGCGTGAATACGGCGTAGGTGTTATTAAGAAGGCAATGGTTCTTAATGAATTGCTTGAATGAATCACATACGGTTTCATCATTGAGCCACGCATTGAGTTGCTTCAGAATCTTATTAGCTTTCCAAGTGTGATACTTGGCACGGTTCTTCTCCCTTACCTTTGGCAAGTCCTCTGGGTGTTGTGCCAGATGTTGCCGTAGCTCTATACGCTTCTCTGCCTCACGCTCACGCATTCTGGCACAAATCGTCTCCTTGTTCGCTTCATAATACTTCTTGTATGATGGCTTCATTTGCTTATAATAGTCTAAGAGATTTTAAACCATTCAATTTTTGAACCGAGTCCTTGGAAAAGTTAATGGTTTTTATTTTTATTGGCAACTCTTCTGGCTTTTTATTTTGAAGCTATGCGTAATGGGGAAGGATAGAAGGCGTTGAAGTCAATAGACCTACTTGTATCATAAGGCGATTGATGAAATTACGGCGAAAGCAGAAGAGCATATTGATAATATACGGTAAATAACCTTAAACCAATCAATTTTACAAGAAAACATATGAATAATCGGTAATAATCTCGCTTATATGGGCTTATACCAGTAAAAAAAATATTTTTTTTACTTGATATTCTGATTTAATATAGATATTTACTTGATATTAGACTTATTTACCGTATATTTCATATAATATCTGGTAATAATCTAAGAACCAAGATGAATTACCGGGTATTGTGCTAAGTCCATATCAAATCCCTCAAAGAATATGTGGTCTCCAACAAGGCGACGATAAGTCTTATGTTTGTAGAATGTCAATACCTTCTTGATTGCCTCCTTGTTAGTTGTGCCAGTGAAATCTAATAGACGGTAGTTCTTCTTCCACCAATTGCTACATAGTAATACTTGTGTCAGCCCAGATGGCTTATTGAGAAGTTCCATCTGCTCCACATCAAACTCAATCTCATTGAAATCATCCTTGATACAAAACTCAAAGCCGTTCATTCTTTTTATTAATCTATATGATAGGTTAATAAAGAGTTCAAATTTTATACCAAAACCCCAAAGAGTTACTGGTAATAATTTACACAATAGCTGGGGTTACTGCCATTGGCTTGGGTAGGATATGGATGTAATACATCCCAGAGGACGATTCCGTGCCGTCCTTCTTAGTAAAGGCATTGCCCCATCGCTTGGTCTCTACACCCAAGTCTTGGAGATAGCTCTTGAACTTAGAAGCATCACACTCGTGGGTCGTGCCAGTCTCAGCCATAAACTGGCGACGCAGTGCCTCACAACTCACTGATGACTCCTTGACATCAGCCGTGGCATCACGGATGTAGTTCTCATTGAACCAAGAGAACACGGGATTGTTGCCAATCATATACTCACTGGTCTGCCCCTCAACCTCCTCTGGCTTTACAATGGCATCCCCAATGGAAAGGTAATACTCCATTAGCATAATGATGAACTCATTACGCCAAGCCTCAGAATTAACCTTGTCCTCTAAGGTGTTATCCTTCTGACGGTGATGGGGCTCGGTCATCTCATTAGCCTCCTTGAATACGAATGGGAATGGCACAATCTCCATACGACGCTTGATACCACCATCAATGGCAGATAGCTTGGGGACGGTGTTACACATTAGGAAGAGACCAAACTGGGGCGTATAGACAACGCTATACTTGCCAAAGAGAACCCGTGCCGTGATTACATCACCACCCGTGTATTCCTTGATACAACCAACTTGGAGACGGTCTGATGCCTCTGGCTCAGCTGGGATAATCAGCCTTGCCCCCTTTGCCCGTGCTACACTGGGATTGGGTGCGTCCTTCTTGTCGCTCTTCTTAGTCAGCACCTCATTGGGGAAGTGGTGATAGTAGTTACCGAACGCCTTCATAATTAGCTTGGTGAATAGGGACTTGCCATTGCCACCCCTACCAGTCCAAACATAGAACTTGTGTTGCTTCTTGTGCCCGTGTAGGTGCTGGGCGATAGTCTTCATCACGAAATCCACCATCTTCTGATTCTCCCAGATGGAGAATAAGAACTTCTTAATCTCAGCCCTTACCTCCGTATTGGGCTCTGGGGCTTTGTATTCGGCATTACGGCAAATGTAGTCATTGGGCTCAATGTCCCTTACTACATCGGCATCCAAATCCACGACCTTATCGCTGAAGGCAAATAGATGACGGCTCTCATCCATCTTCTTGCCGAGCTCAGCGTCATTGTAATTACCGGGTAAGAAGTCAATCACACCCTTACAAAACCCAGCCATACCAATCGTCGTGCCAAACTTTACAATCAGTTTGCGACGCTCCTTAGTCTCATCATCAGTCTTAGTGATATCCAGCGTAGCATTGTATGCGTTCGCCTCCTTCTTCATCGTCGCCCAGATGTCAGAAAGCAGACCAGAGGGTGAGCCATCGTAGTGCTTCCAGATGTTGTTAGGCATTAGCTGATACCAGCCAAACTCCTCGTGATACTTGTAAGCATCGGGCTTGAGCTGGTAGAAGTATTGAGCGACATCAGCGTGAGATGCCCCAGCCTTTAGCATCTTCCAGAAGTCGTTACGCATACTAAGAAGCTCAGCATACTTAGCGGGGTTGTCTTGGCGTAGCCAATACCAGAGAGTGCCTTGGGTAATGGGCTTCTTGCCACTGGTTGGCACATCCTTGAAGGAAGCCCACATCTTGCGACACTCAGCCTCAGCCGTAGTGGCATAACGGGCTGAACGCTTACTGAACTCAATCCAAATCTCAATCGGCACACGGTCGTGATAGAGAGCCAGTCCAGCATTACGCCAAGAGTCATAATTGTCGGCACGGGATGCCTTGACATTCATTAGGCACTCACGGATTGCCTTGTCGTCGCAATCGTCACGCTCCTCACTGGCTACTGACGGGTCAGCAGTGGGAGGGGCAGAGATGGTATTGCGTGGGCTGGTCTCCTCAACCTCAACCTCAATCTCCTCTGGAAGTGCCACTGAGCCCTCCTTGATGACGGTGATTAGGAAATCCTCTGGCTCAATCTCCAGACCCACGATACGGAGAGGGCGATTCTCGTGGAACATTGAGTTCCAGTGCTCCTTACCAGCCTTAGTGTAATAAGACTTGGATGAGCCAATCATACGCATCTTGCGATTGCCCTTATAGACGCTCACATCAATGTCTAAGTAAGGGAAGACTGACTTGTCAATCTTGTCGCTGAGGTCGCAATTAGATACGAATAGCTCAACGGCAGACTTGATGGCTGGGAAGACCTCATCAATGACATACTTCTGAATAGCCTTCTTAGAGCCGTGCTTATCCATAAAGTGAATACGGTAGGAGAGCTTATTGACGATGCGACGCTCAGCATCGCCGACCGACTTCATCTTGTATAGCTCTTGCTGGTAAGAGGATGACTCAGCCACCACCACATTGAATGGCAGACCGATGAGGGCATCGCAAATGGCTTGGTGAGTAATGCCAAAGGTCTCAGCATCCATATCACCAGCCTCACCATCCAAATCCACATAGACCATATTGGAATCCGGGTTGGTGACTTCGTAGCTATCCAAGTGCGTCTCAGCGTGTTGGAGTGCCTCAGCTACTGAATCAAAGCGAATCGCAGTCTTGTCCGTTGATTGGAGTCCGTTGCTAATCGCAATCATCGTCTTCTGATTAATGCCGGAGGTATTATTCTCAATGGAAGAACGCATCTTTTTTAACCTTTCCACCGGGGAGAAAGTGGAATCAATTTTTGACCCATCCGCCTTGAAAGTTTTTTTAGTAGTAGTCTTATTAGAACTCATCTGAATGATTATATAATAGGTTAAATTCCCATTCAATTTTAGACCCAACTTTTTTTTTTGGGGCAACTTTTTTTTTTGAACTTACTTTTTTATTTTGAAATCATCGTGCTGTGCTATATTTCTATATATTTTATAATAGCTCGTTATTCAATTTCTTGTGAAGGTTGTGAAGCCTTTTCCGCCGACTTTGGATTCTGGGAAATTGAATGGGGCTCTTAGGGGAGGTTGGCGAAAAAGCCTTCACAACCTTCACAACAATAAAATCTAATGTTTGTATTAGAATGGAAGCAAATTACTTGGCATCAGCTGGTGTTGGTTCTTCTACAATAGCCGTATTGTTTTTTGCTTATAAATTGTTTAAGAAATTTAACGGGCACAAATTAGTATCTAATTGTTGCGGGAAGAAGACGGAGGTGGGTTTTGCTGTTGAAGAGATGTCTCCGAGTCATTCAGAAGAAAAGAAAAATCCTCCAGCTGGGGCAAGTGGCGTTGGTGAATTAAAAGAAACTCTTTCCGTAAAGATTCCAGCATCTCCAAAAAATCAGAAGGAGCAAGAAATTTAATACACGCATTGAAAGCATCCTTCCCCGCACACTGGGGTGGCAGTGATTTGCTACGCATAAAATTCTCCAACCATCGCTCTATCCATTGTAGCTCGTGGGGAACGCATTTGACTTCAACAAAATCCTTACCTACTTTAGAGGATAGTATCGGCTTATTCATTTTCTAACTATAGTATAGATTAAAATGAATATTGGAATGGGTGAATTAAAAGACTATCCGCTATCTGACGCAGACATTAGAAAAATATTAGGGAATGATATTAAGATTATCACATACCCAGAATTGAATAAAATCAAAGACATTCAGCAGATATTTGATAGTAAGGGGCGTTGTATTCTTTTGTATCTAACACAAAGCGAAACGGCGGGACATTGGACTTGCCTTCTGTCAAAGCCAGATGGGATTCATTACTTTGACCCCTACGGAGACGCACCAGAAAAGGCAAAAAGGGGAGCTGACCCTTCATTATTAGAAAAGACAGACCAAGAAGAGCCCCGTCTATTACAACTAATGAAAGCAAGTGGCAAACCAGTTTATTACAATACTCACGATTACCAGCAAGACAATCCAAGCGTGAATACTTGTGGGCGTTGGTGTTGTGTCCGGTGCTTGTATGCGTCTTATGACGATAATGAATTTTATAAGGCAGTAAAGAGTAGCGGAATGAGTGGAGATAATTTTGTATCCGCACTCACAGCCAACTGGATTAAGAAATAATGTCATAAAAAATCTGTTGGTAATATATAGAAGATGTTTTCGTCAAACATTCAGACAAACGGCGATAACCAAGATGCTCCCGATTATGTGTATTATAATGCGGATATTATTAACAATACGACGCAGAATACATTTGGGGGTCAAGCTATCAAAGACCCTCAGATTCGTTTCAACGAGACCCGTGATACAGCTATTATAAGAAACGCCGCCGATTATTACTTTTCAATCATTCGCTTTACAATGGACGGAGCAAACAGAGATTTACCTTTGTTTATTCCCAACATTGCTGAAGGCACGGGACAAGCAAATGTGAATCTAACGACATACGCTATGGCAGTATCAGCCCAGCAGAAAATGAATGTAACGGGAGCTGGTAATGTTATAATTATTGGTAAGCCAGTTCCCCGCTTCATTCAGTATGTCCCCGAAACTCAGAATTTAGTATCAGCTCCCCCTCCTCGTAATATCGCCGCCAATGACTTTATGGGTCAGTGGAGTGGTGGCACTCAGTATCTACTGGGGCAGATTGTGTCAATGAATCCTCCAGATATATACGGTGCTTTTTCAGAGCCATTCTACCAAGTCCAGCCCCAGAACCCCTTTAGCTTTCAGCAGACATACCAAATTGGAGCTGTAGTTCAGTATAATAATACCCTCTATCAAGCAATTGCCGTCAGCTCTGGCGTAACACCGGCTGTTGGTGCGTCTTGGATTCTTGCTCCACCAGTGGGAACAAATCCAGTCAATTCACCATTATGGAATAGAGTCGGCAATGACTTAGGAAACTCTCAAGACCTTTCAAGCCGTTACTATTGGGTCTATACTTACCAGCATTGGGTAAATCTATGGAATCAGACAATGTTAGATACGGCTCAGTTCCCCTCAGCACCGGGAGCAGTATCAACTTGTGCTTACCAAGATACTTATAACGCCTTGTATTCTGCTTACATTACGGCTGGTGGTGTAGCTGGGTCTTTCCCCTATGCGACATTTGGGGCATTTTGTAATACCGTGTATCCTCCGGTTATGAAATTTGTTGCTTCTGAAAGCAAATTTGACATCTATCTGGATAGTGCTGGATTCGGTGAGCGTCTGACGACATTCACACCAGTGGCTTACGCTGCGGGTCCGCCAGTCGTTGTTGGCTTAGCAGAACACCTCCAGATGCGTCTATTTTTCAATGCCAATATGTTTGGTCTGTTTGCTAATTACAATAACACTTATTACAACTTGCCTACGGGAAATCTATTTGGTGGTGTCGTTGTTCCAGACGGCTATGTGAATGAGATTCTGGCAACAAATAAAGCATTTCAGAATGTATCAGACTTCCGGCTTTCACCTTATTCTGGGGTTGCTCCTCTTGGCTATTCCCCAGTTGCCTTGGATGGCTCAGCAATTACCCCCAATATGATTGGCAGAGTCTATTATTTAGCACAGCAAGACTATTCCTCTACGGATTCGCTCTGGTCTCCAGTGTCTTCAATTGTTTTCACCAGCACACTGCTTCCCGTCAAATCAGAGGCTACGGGTGCTCCCGTGGTGCTTGGTGCTGGAAACTTGGGCTTCAGTCAAGCCACCGTCCAGTCTGCTTTCCAGCCTATCATTACGGACATCTCACTGGATACAAGTTCTGGCAACGCAGACTCTTATCGCCGTTTTATCTACTACGCTCCTTCTGCTGAATACCGTCTCTCCGACTTCTCTTCTTCAAAGCAAGACATCCGAAACATTGACATTCAAGTCTTCTGGAAGAATCGGCTGGATAATCAGTTGTATCCTATCAATATGTTTAACTTATCCAGCGTTTCCATCAAGGTAATGTTTAAACACAAGGATGCCAAATAAAATGGATTTGATTCAAATATCTCAAAAATTCCTTTTATTAAGGAAATTTTGGAATATCTCCGCCACTTTTTTTCGGTGTATTAATTATAATAGAAGATGAGTGCGGACATTGAGAAACTCGCCGTCTTTGATTCCCGCATCGTTCAGAGTCGCCCGAAGTATGCCGTGGAGAAGGGTGCTCTTTCTCTGACGAATGCCCCGTTCAATGCCATCGCCGCCACCCAATCACAGCACACTTATAACATATATGTGCCAAGCGAAAATGTGTATGTTGATAGGGCAGTTGAGTGGAGTTCTACGGTGTATATGTCAATGAACGCCACCTTTGCTTTTGTGCCTCCAGAGACTCGCCCCATCGCCCAGTGGGGTCGTGATTGTGCCCTTTGTGCTTTCCCTCTGAATTCCCTCTGCTCCACGCTTACGGCAACCATCAACGACACCACAAGCGTGATTAACTCCCAAGATGTGTTGAAGGAGGTTCTACGCCTAACTGATTACAAGAAGAATCGCCTCCAGAGAACTTGCCCGACAATGTTGGATAAGTATGCCAGTTATAATGACTGTGCTGGTAATATCAATAACCCTCTTGCTGGTATTGAGTATCAGACTGACTTCTCTGAGACACCCAACGGTGCTTTCTTCAATGTAATTTACACTGACCCCCAAGGCAACCCCCTTTCCGCTCCTTCTGCCCCCGTTGCTGGTGTTGCTCCTCCCGCTTTTGCTGGTGCTCCTTACATTTCCCTCAACGGCACACCTTGCGTTCCTTTCAATTGGTTGCCCGGTTCAACTTACGCCGTCGCCGCCAGTGGTGGCTCATTAGTCCTCTATAACGGTGCTGTTTGGCAGTCAGTCATCCCAGTAGTTGGCACTGCTCCCGTTTCTCCCGCTTGGAATTCCCTTGGCAACATTGTAGGTCTCGCCCAGCCTATCTATTTCCGCTGGGGTTCTACTGAGAAACTTGTGCTTTCTCCTTTTGTATTCAGTGATTGCCACGAATGGGACACTGGTCTCTTTGGCATCAACAACATCCAGTTAATTATGAATCTCCAAGCCCCTACACGCCTAGTTCGTAGCACCCAGAAGTTTGGGGTCAGCATTTCCAATCTTCAGTATAACGCCACATCCAGTTCCGGCTCTTTCGCTAATTCCCGTGTAAATTGCCAGTTCCTAACGCCTTCTCTGGATGTGCCTCTGCCTCCCAAGTCAGTTGTGCCCTATATGGAGTTCCCCCGCTACATCACGGCATACCAAGGCGGTCCAATTCCCGCTGGTGCGACGGCTCAGATTCAGTCTCAGACAATCACACTTCCCCAGATTCCCGACCTTTTCATCATCTATGTCAAGCCCAATCCTACTACACTAACAAATACTCAGGGTGATTTCTATTTACCCGTTGCGACATCTGCTGACAATATCACTGCCCCTCTAACAATTAACTTTGACAACTTCTCCGGTCTGCTCTCATCTCAGACTGCCGAGCAGTTATACGCTATGTCAGTGAAAAACGGTCTGGATATGGACTGGAACACTTGGGTGGGTGAGGCTCACACTGGTGCGACTCTCCAGCAGGGCACACTTGGTGGCTCAAGCCAGACTTTTGGCGGTGGTGCTAATGGTCGTGTGCCAATGGTTGGTGGGCTTCTTGTTCTCAAGCCTTCTCAGGATATTACACTCCAAACAGGACAAGCCCCCTCCCTTGTAGGTAATTTCACTTTCCAGTTCAACCTTACGGTGAAGAACACTTCCAATGTCGCCCAGTCTGGCGTTCAGTTATTCGTAATTACTGCCAACAGTGGCTTCTTTGAGTCCATCCGTGGCTCTTCCCGCATCATTAAGGGTGTTCTCTCCGAGCAGGACATCATCTCTGCTCCTCTTGCTCCTCAGGGCACAAGGGATATGCTCCAGCGTTATGTGGGAGGTAATGGTATGTTCGGCTCTCTTGCCAATGTTCTCTCCAAGGCAAAGGACATTTACAACCAGACAAAGCCCGTTGTATCTGCCGTCAGAGGTCTGCTTCCCGATTCTGGTATGATGGGGCAAGTGAAGGGTGCTCTTGGCTCAGTAGGCTACGGCACTGGTGCTGGAACTGGTGCTGGAACGGGTGCTGGAACGGGTGCTGGAACGGGTGCTGGTCGCCA